GGCAAAATTGACTCCAAACACATTTTGAAAACCGACAGTTCCTGAATTGTCACGTTTAATACTCAAAATTCTCGTGACAGGAATTTGAGATACGTTCCAAAATTTGGTCAAATCTTTGTGGGGAGGCATTGACATGACTTGGAAACACGCCAGATCCCTATCCTCCCCAAATTTTATGTCAGTTCTCTTGAGCTCCAATGCATGGTTGGAACTCAAGCCTTGTTTGGTCATATTTTGGATATCTATCCTATATTTGGTACCATGCTTGAACACATGACCATTGACCAACAAGGTTTGTCCACGCACAAAGACACCACCGGTCCTGCATGAATAATCGTGATCCAATGCTCGAACATGTAACCTAATACAATTCTGAGCAAAGAGATCACGAACAGTTCCTTCATGTACGGTGGCGTTACTCAATGACGCAGCAGGAACATCAAACGTGCTTAGTTCCATAACAGGATCATACCACACATTTGATGTGCTCTCTGTATGAAGATCTTGTTCAGTAGTACTGAACTTGTTCCCTTGTGGGACCATGTGGGTGAACTTCTTTGAAGGACGTGAGTACATGTACAACACAATCCCCATGGCAGAGAGACTGAGTAGAGCATACTTATACTCCACTGAAACAGGTGCCCCATTCATCAATGCGTACACCTGAATTTGTATCTTTGTGCTAAGCATATTGCTGAGACGAGCGATGCATTTTCGTGCAAATCGGACTCTCGCAACAAGCTTCACATAAGATACGATCCAAGACCATGAGAGCATCCAAACGAAATACGAACAAGCAGCTTCAAAACAGAAACGCTTGAAAATATTCAGGTAGGATATCTCATCTACTTGGAGGCAGACACACTTGTCTGAAGTCTTAAAACACAATGGACACACACTGATGTTTCGCATTCCGGCGTCACAATTGTGTGAGCGATCTTGTGTTTTGAGATGCTCCATCGAAGCACGTCCATAATGTTCCAAAAATTCCAACACATTGTCAAACTTCTCCACATCTACCAATTTTGCACGATCCCGACCATTGGATTCAATTGGCACGATCTTT